AATGTTTGCAGATCCAAAAGCATATCCTTATTATGCACAAGAGATTGCATCTGGAGCAGCTAACATACCAGAACTTGCATTTAGATTTCCAATGGCAGTTCTTGGTTTGACTCGTGATGTTATCACAGGTGAAGAAGGTAAATTAAAAAGAGCCATAGAAACTCTTGATCCTAAACTTACAAAAAGTTTGAAAGAAAAAATTGGTTTTACAGATATGTTAGAAGAATCAAGAGCTGAAAGAACAGGGCCGCAAAGAACTACAGGAGGTATACTAGAATTAGGTGCCGAGGTTCCTGGACCAGCAACACCTTTATTTTTATTTAAGTTGTATCCTAAACTTGCAAAACAACTTCAAACTTTAACAGGAGGCACTGCTGTTGTAGAAAAAGTAAACAAAGAAATAGAGAACAAAATGGCCACACAAGGCGTAGATCAAACACGAAGAGATATTATTTTAGCAACAGGAACAGCGGGAGCTATAGGTCTTCTTAAATATTTAGGATTAGATATTCTGACTCAAGCACCTAAAGCTGTAAAAGCTGCACCAAAAGTTGTGACTACAGGCGGCACACCAAAATACTTCTTTGACTTTGTAAATT